AAAAGCTGGGCGGACCCGGTCGTCGTCCCCTCGGACGCTCTCGATGTCGGATTCGCTAATGCCGCCAACATGCGGAACCCCCAGCCCGGAGGAGCCGTACTTCGACGCTTGCTTCTCCATCTAGACAGCGAGGCTTGTGTAGTGGGCTTGACGCTGCGACGCCGCGACGCGGATGCTCTCCACGGAACTGTCCACTTCACGGGCGTACTTGGCAGCGATGGATCGGCAGGAGATCGCCGCCGCCCGGTATATGTCGTTGGACGTTTGCGACAGGGCGAACGTGATCTCCTCGTCGGTGATCTGCTGATCTGTGGTGTCGGTGTCGCCGACTAGGAACCGGACAGCATCCCGCCGCGTTGCGGCGCTGTCAGTACCCGGCGCTCCTCCATAGGTCCACGTCATCCGCGTGCCTCACGGATGGCGGCACGTTGATCGACCTTCGAGGTCTTGTATGGCGCACCCACCTCGTCAGCGATCTCGCGTAGTTCCTTCATCGACAGATCGTCGAGGTCGTCGCTGACTTCGACCGGTGCCTCCTTAACAGGGGCTTCGACTTTGGGTCCCTCGACTTTGGGTTCCGGGAGGTCGCTTTCCGCGTGCCGGACTTTACCGGTACGGTATAGCAAGGCAACTTTCTCAGGGGAGACGCCCATGTCTTTCCACGGGAAAGGTTGCCCGCGCTCGAACTTCCGCCCTTCAGCGATGAATGACCGATAAGCGAACAGCGGATACTCCGTCTGGAAGCTGGTCTGATAAATTCTGTGCATCGGGTTCTTCTCCTGTATTGAGGGAAAAGGGGCGTCCCGAAGGACGCCCCCATCCGTTAGGCGACGATGGCGTCCCAGAAGTAACCGAGATCAGCCGAGACCAGTTTGTGATCGTAGTGCGAACGCGCACGGACCACATCCATGTCTTCCTCGTCACGACGCTTCGTATCGACGACAAAACCGAACTGGTTGATGCCGCCGAGGTAGCCGGACCACGAGAACGTGTAGCCAGCCGCCGGGGTCATAATACCCGGAGCCGCCGGACGATACGTCAGCAGACACTTCTTGCCGAGGATGAACGAGTGAGCATTCGTGTCACCTTCCGCAGCCGTGTTCTGCACCGCTTCGCCGACCATGACCTCATCGACCTCGAAAATCTGCGCCAGCAGATTGAGCGAGGCGAGCGACGGTTGCGCGGTGGTCGCGCCGCCGTTGATGCGGCCTTGGATGTCCGGGTGGTCGATCAGAGCCGAGTAAACCTCGCGGCCCATGACCATGACATTCGGCTTGATGCCGGTCGAACCGAGGACGGTATCGATACCGGTACGAACGTCACCAATCGGGTCGCCGCTGGTCGTGTCGGACCACTGGATCGTTTCACCGGAAGCGGGAGACGATGCGACGCCCGTGACATCGGTCGTCCAGAGCGAGGTCGAGAAGAAGTTCGTGGTAAAGTCCACTTCTTTCTCGATCAGCATCTGGTGGGTCGCCAGAGCGGCAGCGAGACGGTCCGGCGGTGCGCCAGCGTCTGCGTTTGCTTTGGCTTGATCCGTGATCGGAACGGCAACGCCACGTTCTTCGCAGAAGTAGCTGTCGTTCGAGATCGCGAAACCGATCTCGGACACCCGCGTACCCGGAGCACGCTTTTGTGCGCCGTTGCGGTTAAAGTACCCACGGTCGAACGTGTAGTACTTGTCCGATTGCTTCATCACGGGGACGTTCTGAAACACCCGAGAGGAGACGAACGAAACGGGGTTCTGCAAGATTGCAACCGAGACGTTCGTGAGGGCTGCATCAATATGATAATCGCCCGGAGTTGGTTGAGCCATCTTTCAGCCCTCCTTCTTACAGTGCGCCGCGAGGCTGGAAGATCATTTCGATGATCCGGCCATCGGCACCAGTTTCGAGAGCGGTTCCGAGGATGATGTCACCGGAAGCGGCGTTGACCGCGTTCCCCGACGCATCCGAAGCGACCGCGCCGCCCCGCGTGACGGTTCCGCCACACTGGACTTTGACTTTCCCGCCGATTGCGACTTCCGCAGCACGACCAGCCGCAGCCGGTTTGTTTTGCAGAACGCCGTCGGCAAGAGCACCATCACCCGTCGGGTCAACCTGACCATCAGAGGCGACAGACACGAAGAAGAACTGCTTCGCGGACAAGTCCTGACCAGCCTCCAACGTGATGCAATACGGTTTGTCTTGAGTTGCCATGATGTGCGGCCCTCCTTACTGAGCGTGACGCTTGGCGAACAGTTCCGCCCCGCGACCCGACTTGGTGACTTCCGCATACGCTTCGTGATAGCTGACGCCTTTGTCCGAAGCATACGACTTCGCCAACTGATCGAGTTCTTCCAGCGCCGAGTTCTCCTCGGTGTTGGAGTGACCTTTCTCAGCCAGCGCCATGCTGAACGCTTTGTCGGCGGACTTCAGGATGTCCATCGCGCCGTCGATGCCTTCGGCAGCTTTCAGCAGGTTGGCTTTCGCGGTGACATCACCAGCAAGATGCGGCAGTTCGGCGTTCGCACGCTTCACCAGCGCGTCCGCTTCGCGGTCCGCTTCCATTTTGGCGAGAGCCGCGCCCTGTGCTTCGAGTGCTTTGAGCACCGGAGCCGGAACGGCAGACTTCTCGATCTTCTCACCTTGGAACTCGATATACTCGACCTCCTCGGCACCTTTCGCGACTTCGGCAAGCGCCTCGTCACGTTCGGCGGTCAACTGTTCAACCTGTTTCTTGAGGTCTTCCAGTTGCTCGCCCATCTTTTCCACATCAGACATATTGTCCTCCTTGTTGTGGATGGGTGGATTGCCGGAAGCCCCGGCAGCTTCACGCGACTGGTCGCGTGTCTCGGCCCGCTTGTAGATCGACACCTTCGCGTCGACATTGGCAGGGTTATCAACGAGGCTGATTTCTTCGAGCATCAGCCCGGCCAACTTGTACTTATCCTTCGACGGCATTACGGATCGCCTTTCCTCCGATTGAGAACGCTTTGAGTTCGCCGGACTTCACTCGGCTCCAGATGTCATCGTCATGGACTTTCATGGCGATGATCCAGCCCTCTTGATCCGACTGGATGCCGAGCGCGTCTCCGATCTCTTTGGTGAGAGGTAGGCTGTGGATCACTTCGCCGACTTGGTCGCCGTCGTGCATCGCCTTCGCAACCCGAACGTCCATCATAAATTCATTCGCTGCCTTGACCAGCACGTCGGGTTCTATGCTGTCGCCCTGCGTGTCGTAGATTGGCTCGCCGCCTTTGCTAATCACAGACGCCCAGCCCCACACAACCCGCTGTTCTTCGTCGAACTTTACAATATCTGACTTCATCTGACTAGACGATTTACCTACGACAGCCGACACAATAGCACGAATGGCCCGCTCTAGCATAGCCCCAGTATCCTCCTCTTGCTCATATGCGGCGCTCTCAACGCCTCCAAGGGCTGCAACCCGCTCAAGATAGGCCTCATGCGTTGCCCCCGGCATATAGACCGCCTGCCCGTCCTGTTCGTGGACGTGGACGCCCTCCAGCCCCAACTCCATCGCCCGGCCACCGGCTTCGATTGGATCGGTGAATACGTCGTCCGACAAGCGGCGCTTTTCGATCTGCATCTCTGCCTCCGCATCTGCCTTCGTCAGTTCGCTGACGCTAGCCCCTCGCTCCCACATCCGGCATGACCAGTATCGGGCGCTGGTCTTGTCGGTCGCAGTGTCGCAGCTATGCCGCGACCGGAAGTTGGCACGCGCCTGTTCATCATCTCGACGAATTTCCATGTTCGGATCGCCGAACGTGACGCGCTTCACCTTGTCTCCGTCCTTCACGTAGACGCCGAACTTCTTGCTCGACCCTTTCGGGAGACGGAACGGTTTATTCAGATCGACATCGCGCCCTTGGTATTGGGCTTTGCGTAAGGTCTCCACTTTGTGTCCGACTATCGTTCCTGTAGGCTCGCCCTCATCGTCGATTATTTCTATCTGGGCGGCAGGAGCATCTTTTGTTCCTGTGACCTTTACGTTCCCGTCAATCCCCGGCACGTCACCATCTGTAATGATACGACGCACAATTCCCCGAGCAATTCCTCCACTAGAAGACCACGAAACCCGCTGCCCTACTCTGACCGAGTCTGCTTTCTTCACCGCAGCCCATGCCGAAGCGAATGCAACCTCCTCAGACTTTCCGGCCTCAAGTTGAGCGTTTACGACCGCCATAAACTGTCGCAGCTTGTCCGCTGGCAAGTTGTCCTTAACTGAGGAAGGCAGTTCGCTCGTTCTCTGATATGGCATCACTCTGCCTCCGTGTATCCAAACATCCCCGCCGTAATGTCTGCGGCTTTGTCATGCGTTGCAGTAAACCCTACCCATTCCCCGGCTGGGATAGGGAAAGGTCCAAAATTTGGGAAAGTGCTCGAAGAATCCTGAAGGGCGATCCCTGCGATTGGATGCAAATCCCCATCTTCCGCGAAGCTATCACCGCTAATGAAAGAAGTCACCAGCCGCAGACGGACCCGGCTGTCTGAGGTGCCAGAGGCAGACCCTCCGTATAGACTGGTGAGCATCATTCTCCGATTTGCAGGGACACGTATCAGCGACGTGAGGAACTGTAAATCCCCCGTGTTAATCCGTGCATATGTCGTGCCGCCGTTTGTGAAAGTTACATCTCCCACGACCGGTCCGTTCTTAGAGTATACGGCGTTCACTGCGCGAATATCTGTTGCTACAGTCGTGACAGATGAAAGCCCATTAAGCGTCAAGGTCTCAAGTCTCTCGAATAGATCGCCATCGAGGTATCTAAGAACGACATCTCCAGTATCACTTGCCGAAGTGGATACTGCGGTCAGTTGGATGCTGTCTGGAACCGTTAACGTTGTCGGCATCCCTGTGGACCACACGATTGTAGAACCGCTTCCAGTAACCACGCTCTCCCCAAACGTGCTGAAAGGGGAACTTGCTGTAACCGCACCTCTAGCAATGTCTGCGGCGTTATTCGTCCTCCAGAGGCGCTCGGTCCAGTTCGCCACAGGTTTGATCGTGTTAGCCATCAGATCACCATCTCTCTAGGATCGAGGTCATCGTGCCATCCGTCCTTCGGCAGTCCGAAGTCCCTCGGTGTCAGTTGCGCTCCGCGCAGCATCGCGTTCCGCATGAAGTCGTCGATCCTCACGAACTGTTCCTGTGTCAGTTGGCGGCTGTCGTACATCCCGTCGGGGAACATCTCAATGTACTCGTCAAATACGCTCATTGGCTTCCTCAACAATCCGTCGGAAGGTCTTAGAGGTCCGGGGAAGGAACCGCTCGAAGATGGCAAGTTGCGTCTCGTTGCCGGACGTGTACGCCTCGAACCAGTTGGCAAATATCTGGGTCGTGTGCCCGTGATTGTATTTCTGCCGGTTAATCGTCTTTGTCTCGCCGATATAGTCAGCGAAGCTGTTGAACTTCTTGTAATACGATTTGCCGTGCCCGTATTTGTACGAGAACTTGACGTTCGTCGCCGCTTCGATGCTGTCAGATAACCCCGCCATGATAGAGGCGTGCCCTTTGTTCCAGTTGGTATTCGCCATCAGGAGCGCGTGGTCGTTCTTATCCCACGCAGCCAGAAACTTTGCCTGCCCACCTCTTTGGCTAACATTAAACTCGGCGCGTACCTGTTCCGGGGTCAGTCCACGCTTCCGCACTTCGTCGTCGAAGTTCATACCTTCGTCCAGCTTTTTCCACAGCCCATCTCGATATTTCGTGTTCTTCTCGTCTAAAGCACGCGCTCGTTCGGTATCCTTAGCATTTCCGTACCGCTGTGAGCGCGTC